GCTCGACGATTACGATGGCTGGGCTCTTAGCTGTGACTGGATTGGGCGTGCATTCGATTACTGCGAGTGGCACCGGGCTTCAGGTGCTCAATATTCGGAATACCAATGCCGGCACCGCCAGCGGAGCCGTACTGCAGCTCGGGAATGATCTCACGCCGAATCAAACCGTGGTGGAAGCGTTATCGTCGACTTGGGTGCCGGGCGCACTCAATTTCAATATCGCGAATAGCTCTGTCCTCGTGGGCATCGGCACAGGCGGCCTCAACCTTGCCACCCTGGCATCTGCCCCGATTCGCCTTTTTACCGGCAACATCGAAGTGGCGCGTGTCTTCGCCTCAGGAGGAATGAGCCTCGGGAATACGACCGATCCAGGGGCGACGAATCTCAGCGTTACCGGCTCTGGCACCTTGGGGAGCGGCGTTATCCAGGGAACCTTTGGCGTGGGCAGCACAACGACGTTGGGCGGCAACCTCTATGTGGGCGGCAACGTCAATGTGACGGATTCGGTGGGAGCCCCAACGGTCGGTGGAGGCTGGGGCGGCGCTGGGCGGGCGATTACCGGACGCAACTATGCGTTCGTCGTCACGATTGGCGCTGGCGTGGCCGGCACCGGCTTTGCGACCTTCAGCACGCCCTATACCACCGCTCCAATCTGCACCGTGTCGATTCAGACGGCTGGCGCTTTATACATCGTGAACGTGGCTACCACGACGACAGCGGTTGAGATCGACGGCAACTACATTGCGGGCGATAAGCTCTACGTCCTCTGCCGCGGCTTTTAAGGCGCGGGCTTGGCGACAATCTCATTCTGCTGATTGACGGTCAGGCCGCGGGCCTCGAGCGCCTTGACGAGCGCCTGTCCTTCCGTCTGCGCCTGTTGCAACTGCTTCGTGGCTGCGGAGCCTTCGGCTTCGCACTTGGCATGCGCTTTCAGCGCTTCAGCCAGTTCGCCGCGCAGCAGCACGACTTGCAGACGTAGCTTATCTTCCTGGCTGGCCTCTTCCCCGCGCACAACGACGAAGAGGCCGAACAACAGCAGCAGGGCCAGCGAGAGGCGCCTCACAGGGTGTAGAGCCATTCCCAGAAGGCGTACCACATATCCCACCAGGTCACCGAGACGGCGGCGGCGTGCAGATAGGCGCCAGACGTGCCGACGAGGACGACGACGGCGATCAGCCACAACGTCTTGCGTTCTGAGGGCAGGTCACGCCAACGACCGGCGCGAATCAGTTGCTTGAGCATGGTCGTCTTCCTTTCCGTCATGGCTGCACCGGAGGATCAGGGAGTATCGCTTTCGGACAAGTCGGCCCGTGCGAACCGTCGTCTCTTGCAAGGCAGCGATTGCAGCGATAGTGGCCGATAATCGTGTCAAATCGCCACTCGTGCGCGATGCCCTCCGGCGGCGCAGGGCTGGCATCCCCATCGGCTGCGGCTTCAGAACCTAGCGGCGGCGACGTGAGTTCCGCAATGCGAAGCGAGAGATACGCAACGAGCGCCCAGAGGGGGGCTTGAGCGGCTGGTCCCACGTAGACCAGACGACCGTCGTCGCACTGGATGTCGAGATGGTGGTCTTCAGTGATCGGCCATCCACTGAGAGCTTGGGCGCGCGCTTCGGCATAATCAATCAACTCCTGTCGGTCCCCCTCGGTGTCCGCCCGTCGTTCGATTTCGTGCTTCATCTGGACAAAGGCCGCACGAACAATAGCCGACAGCGGCACATCTTCGGTATCCGAGAATCCGAAGTCCGAGCAGGCTTTCAGAATCGCGTGATACTCCCGTCGGTAGGCGCGGTCGCTTTTTATAGCCACAGATGTTCCTCAGCCTTACAGCCGTCGCGCGTGCCTTCTTTGACCAACCAGCCAATCGCGCGTTCGGCGTCTTCTTTCCGAGCGAAGCGTATCGCGCACCGCGCAGGATTTCTCTGTGTGCCATCAACAGCATCGGTCCATTCATCGCCTCGCCCTGTCCACCACTGCGGCGTGGAACTGCCGAGCGCGACCAGCCACGCGATTTGTTCAGTATTAGGGTGAGAATCGGCGGGGCTTGAACCCGCTGCGGAGAGGGATTGTGGCCCTGACGTAGCCGAACGTCCGGCGTCACCGGATCGGTCAGGGCTCAGGGATGTCATGCCCGCTAATGATCCGTCTGCATCTCGATTCTCATTCATCGGCCGGTCCCCCTCGGTGTCCAGCACGGCCGCGCATGACGCTGAAACAAACGCCAGCATCACAACGACTAACTGGTCACAGCGTTGCCGTTCGTCATCACGCATCGGCCGGTAATGGCCTGTCAGATATTCCTCAGCAAACATCCGTGCCAGTTTTTCTACTTCTACCGGCTCTCGGAGTCGTCGGCGGTCCTCTGGGTTAGTAGGCGCTGTAGCAGTCATGACGTTCGTAGTCCTCTCTCGTGAAATAACCCTGATCGCAGATCACACATACCAGCATCCGACGAAGACGGAGCGTGTGGCTATGATCCGCCCATGCGCAGGTCGGATCATTAGGGTCCTGATGTGTCCCAGCTTCCGGACACCAGCGCCGCAACAGCGATCTCGGCGCTCGGAGTCGTCGGGTGCGGGCGTCGGTCATGGCTGCACCGGAGGATCAGGGAGCGGCTGCCAGTCAACAAACACTTTCAACTTGCGGCCTCCGTCCTGATACGACAGTTGAATCCCGCAGTCCCATTTCGAGAAAATACGACCATTTGGCCCGATGACTTCCAAGCGCGTGACTCGCACAGGTCTGGCGTCCCCCTCGGTGTCCGCCCGTGGTGGAAAGCAGTTGTAGCGAAGTGGACAGACGGGTTTCATGGGCGGCGCCTTCGATCGTAGTTGCTCGACGACCTTTCGGCATACACCCCAGGTCTGCCCGCCTCTCGCGTCGTCGTAATGGATGCCATCCGCCACCAATCGATAACCCGCATCACACGCCTCACAGGACACGTCTGCCTGTCGGTCCCCCTCGGTGTCCAGCACGGCCGCGAGGTCGTCAGCACAAATCAGGAACCCTGTCGGACGATTGGGACGACTGGAAATCTCTCGCCATTTCGCTTCTAGCGCTCGGAGTCGTCGGGTGCTGGCGTCGTCCGTCATGGCTAATCGCTCCAATAACTCATCTCTTCGTCGGCGGCATCCTCTGGCGCGTCTTCGTAAAATTCAGACAGGATCTCAAACGATTCGGCGTTCGCACACGCCTCGGCCTGCTCAAAGGTAAGCCCGCAGCGGTCAATAAATCGCTGACGATACCGTTTGAGCCAGGCAGCTTTGTCGAGGGCTCGGAGTCGTCGGGTGCGGGCGCCGTCAGTCATATGCCGTTCCTTCAAAGACGCCGCATACTCGGCATTCTTTCCCTGCTGATTGTTTTTCCCAGACATGCTGACATGGCTGTCGGCCCCCCTCGGTGTCCGCCCGTGAGACGAACAGCGGAATATCGCGCAGATGTTCGATCTGCTGCTCCATCGCCGCGTTGTTGCAACAGGAACCGGGCTGCTGCCACTTGTCGAGCAGGTTCCACCCACCTCCATGAACCGTGTCGGGCCACAACAGCCAGCGCGTCCCGCAGATCGTGCAGCGATGCAGACTCAGCATTGACTTGGAGCGGGCGTCGGCAAGAAGAGACTTCAGCATCGCAACTTGCTGGCTATCGTCCGGTCGGTCCCCCTCGGTGTCCAGCACGGCCAGAAGTTCGCGGGCACAATCGCCGTAGATCCTCGCCGCTGGGTCGTTGATTGTGCTATCTAGATAAACCCATTCGGCCTGTAGCGCTCGGAGTCGTCGGGTGCGGGCGTCGGTCGTCATAAGAAACCTCGATACCAAGCCCGCAGGCAGGGCAGGCAGAACCATGTCAGATCATCTGGCCCCTTTGTCCGCATGACGTCCAGACGCTGACAGATGGCGCAGGCGAACATCACCATTTGATGCTGCCTTCATCGATCATGTGGTCGGTCGCTTCGTTCTGTATCTTCGGCTTATAGCCGCTGCGCAGCCGTGCCGCCCATGCCCGCGCCTTTGCAGCATCGATGACGGCATAGCGTTTCTTCTTCTCGTCTTCTTCCTTGCCAGCGAAGTAGTCATAGCGAGACGCCAGCAGATCGAGATATTCCGGCGGGCATTCGCTGAGATGCCGACCGTTCATCGATGGCCCGTTCCAGTCGCGCGGATCCTTCGCCTTGATGATCGGATCGCCGTAGGGGCCTTCAAGGTCAATGGCAGCTGCAGGCATAGGCGTTCCGGCGCGTTTCGACTTCGAGAGCGCCAGTAATTCGGCCAGCGTAGCGTCAATGCGTTTCAGCAGGCCGATGGCTTCGAGCTCGTAGGCGGTCATTAGAACTCCTCAGGCGCGTAGAGGCCAGCCACCACGTCTGGATATACGAGCCGCGCCAACTTCGAGGACGCCCTTGCGACGAGCATATCGGCCGGGTTCTTCGTCCAGCCGCTGCCATTCTTGACGAGGCCAGCCGCCTGCGCCTCTTCGATGGTATAGCGCAACGTCATCGGCTCCTCATCTTGGCGCTGCGTGCTAAACGTCGCCGCCGTCGCCGTGCGCTCGGTGCAGCGGAACGATTTGGCCTTCCCTGACTTCAGCACGAGCGCGCGAAGGGCATCAGCCGCCATCGTCGGCTTGCCTTCGACGATGTGAAAGGCCCGCAGGCTGGCCATTGCGGACAGGCCCAATTCGCGACCTGAGAGCACCGTCGACAGCACGGCTTCTGGCGTGCCATAGGCGCCAAACAACCGAGCCTTGAACAGCAACTGCGCCAGTTGCACGGCTTGATTCATCGACTGCGGCTCCAGCTGCCGTTCATAATCGCCGTTCATCGGCACGAGTGACATGCGCGACTTATCGGCTGCCACTTCACGAATGGCATCGATAGCCTGTTCAACCTTCACGGCCTGTTCCATTGGTAGCGTATCGACGGCTTGCTGAAGTGTCGGCATCGCTTCTTCGATGTCCTGCATAATCTCATCCTCGCTCTCGGTGGTCTGACGTTCCTTCAGCACCTGGGCAAAGTCAATCGGCGCATCTTCGCGCAGGGACAACAACGTGCGCACGACGGGCAAACGGTCTTTAAACTCAGTCAATGCTTTCACCTGCGAGGGCTTCTCCGAATTCGGATCGGCCTCGATAGCGGTATAGAGATCATCAAGATTCCCGTAAGCCGATAGCAGCGCCGCCGCACCCTTTGCACCGATGCCTTTGACGCCGACGACGCCGTCTGACGCATCACCGACCAACGTCAGATAGTCACGAATCTGATTCGGCATCACGCCAAACTTTTCTTTGACTCCGTCCGGCGTCATGATGTTGCCAGTAATCGGCGACTTCACGCTGATAAGGTTATTCACCAATTGCAGCAAGTCTTTATCGGCGCTGACGACTAACACAGACACGCCAAAGCCGATGGCAATCGCCCGACGCGCGGCGCTCGCGATGATGTCATCGGCTTCAAAGCCTTCCGCCATCCACTGCGGGAAGCCGTCCCCCTTAAGCGCCTCCAGCGCCAGCTCGCATTGATGAAAGAAGGGCGCGGGCTTTGATTCCCTCGCCGCCTTATACGTCGCGTCCATCTCCTTGCGAAACGACTTGGGCGAATCCAGGCAGAGGGCCGCATGCGGTTGGCCGCTTGTCAGGGCGCGCACCTTCGCAATGATGCCGATGGACGTGGCATCCGGATTCGGATCGCTCGCGGCCATATGCCAAATCGGGTGCGCGATGCTGCTGAAGTCGACGAGGACGATTTGCTTGTCGCTCATCGGTTCACCTCGCACGTCACGGTCTCGCCTAGCTCAGGGTGCGTCCCCGGCGGGCAACCCTGCGGCGGCGTATCCACGGCGCAATACGGGGCATCGCCCTTCAGCTCGGCATGCGTGCCAGGCGGACACGTCGGCGGCTGAGGTGGCGGCGTGCAGGCCATCTTTCCGCAGGGGCCATCGGGCGGCGGGGGCGGCGCTTGGTTCACCAACGGCGGCGGAGGCGCCACAACGGGCGCGGGCGGGGCCTGGGGCGGCGCAGGCGCGACTGGAGCGGGTGCGGCAGGCACAGGGGCCGGGTCTGGCGCGGGCGTCACTACAGGGACCACAGGGGCCGGCGCAGGAGGCACCACGGCCGGCGTCACGAGGACGGCTGGGGCGCTGGTGGCGGCGAGGCTCGGCGCGGTCGGCATGGCTGACACGCCCGTGCAGGCTGAAAGACTGACGCTGACTCCGACGATTAGGGCGATTCTAAGCGATTGCATGACTGACTCCTTTTTACGATTCATCACATACTCGGCCCAACAACGCCGACATCTTTGCGTGCCTTTCACGCATTGATCCAATGGAACAATTTGCTTACAGAGATGGCACCTCGCGATCGTTAAGTCAAACGGGTTCCCGCCCGCGCGATAGATCGTGCGACGTCGATGTAATTGCGCATGCTCGCTAGGGTTTTCGAGAATGACCAAGTTATCCGTGCGATTATTCATCCGGTCATCATCGACGTGATGAACAACGAACCGACGAAAGGGAGAAATCCCAGCGGCTACAGCAGCCACATATCGATGCTCTCGCAAAGGACGCCCTGGCGTAATTCCATTTGGCATCCGCCGATACCCAGCGCCTTCATCTCTTGTTTTCGTTTTCGCGGCGGCGGCGCACCGCATGGAGCAATATATTTTCTTTGTTCGACACGGAAACGTGAAGAACTCCTTAGAGCACCACTGGCAGGTGAGCCTAAGCGAAGCCATTGCCTTATTGCTTCCCTTCCTCGTAGCGATTGGCTTTTTGCCATTCGTCTGACATCTGCGGATCGAACGACGGCACAAACAGCCAGCGAAGCAACCGCGCCCACATGGCGGCCATCATCGCGCAGCCTCGTCGCAGGCGTCGACACAATCGGAGGCATATAGCAAGGCATCGACGAAGATGAGTTTATCGGCTTCGTCCTGGACCATGTGATCCCAGGCCTCCGCGATGGCATCAAGCACCGCTGGCTTATTCGCCAAACTGTGCATGAACTGCCAGACGGTATAGCGCGTCGTGCCGAGACAGACATCGCCCTCTTGCACGCCCGGCTGCGTATACAAGTGGGAATATTTCGAGATATCAGGGCGCATCATCGCCAGCCTCCCATCAGGAACAGGCCGATCGCCACGCCCAACATCAAGCCCATCGCCACAATGATGGCAATGTCCAGCCACGGCAAACGGTGGCCGATGCGGATCACAACTCCTCCAAGGCTTTGAAGTAGTCATCGCGGCACTTGTCGGAGCAGAACGCATACTGCCCATTGCCTGCCCAGACGGCCTCGTTCGCCGGTTCGCCGCACGTTTCGCAGTTGGGCTCTTCGCGTTCAGGGCTCAGCGCGTTGTCATCGTCGGTGTCGGGTTCCTGGCTCCAGCGGCTCATAAGACCTCCACGCTAAAATCGTCCAACTCCAAGCCCAGCGTATCGAGCGCATATCCCAACGCGCCCGCCATCGTGCCGAATGTCTGCGCGTGGTCTGTCTCGGTTGACCAGTGCAGATTGGGCGCCGCATACGCGCCGGATGTGAGGCGCACGGCGTAACAGGTGCGGGTCGGCTTCACCATCGCCGCTTCGGCCCGCGAGAGCGCGACCAGTGTTTCCCATGCATGTCGTGAGGTGGCGTCCATTATTCGGCCTCGTCGAAAATTGGCTCAATGCCGTGTTCGTCGGGGCCGAGATAATTGCCATCCTGATCGAAGTAGTCAGCCACGTTGTAGCCTTCGTGCCCTGACCCATCCCCAACCGTCCAGCCAATCAATGTTTTGTCCATGTGCCTGACCTCCATGCGCTTATATTAGCAAAGCGCTTGGTTAATGTCAAGCAGCCCTTTTCCTAAGCTTTTTGCTACGTTTGCGGGGAAGGCTGGCGTTGCGGCGGGCGGCAGCGGTCTTCGCGGGGCTCGACACTTTACCGCCAAGACGGCCAAGCGCTTGCGCGTGGGGGTTCTTCGACATATCTGCCAAGCCTAGTCGAAGCGCTTGGCAGATGCAAGGGCTACGGCTTGACGGCCTCTTCAGTTTTGGCCTGCTCCAACACTTGCACGGCTTGCGCAGGCGGCATTTTCGCAATCGGCTGCACCTGCCCACGGGTGATTTGACTCCCGACGCCGAAGATCGCCGCGGCTAGTGCGCCAATCGCTGAGATCTGCGGCAGCGTCAGCTTCGCGCCAAATGCCACCGCGACCACGATGATTGCATTGAGGATCGCCATCGCCCGCACGGGTTCCGTGCGGATGAACGCCGAAAAGGCTTGCATCTCAAGCTTTCGGAATCAGCGCCAGAATTTGGTCAATGTGCACTTCGCCGTTGACCTTCAGGCCCATACCGCTCAACGCCGTGATGATGTCGCGCACGAGCGTAATGATTTGGAGAATTTCACTCAGACTGGCCATACCGCCTCCTAGTGTCCGTTGCCGCTGCCGCTTACCTTCGTGCCGTTGACCGCGGGCGCATTGATGGCCAGCCGCCCGACCCGATTGCCTTCCGCTTCGCTGCATGTCCCATTGAACTGCGTCATCGCGGTCAGCTCGAGCGCGACGAAATCAAAACCCGCCACCATGCCCCAGCCGCCTGCGAATCGCTCAAGGCAGTCGTTGATGCTGTCGAGGAATTCCGCATCAGTCTGCGCAATGCGCTTCTGATAGAGCAGGCCCGTCAGCTTGCCCACATTGGGATTCCAGAAATCCGCGACGACTCCGCCGGGTTGCTGAAAGCTCGGATACCCCTCCTGAAAATGCACATACACGAGCGTGCCCGCTTGCGCCATGCAGAGCGGACTGAGCGCGTTGATCATGTCCTGCACTTGCGTCGGCGTGCGCCAGATCGACAGCTCCCAGCCAATGCAGAACATCGGCACGGTGCCGACGAGCGTGTTGATGACGGGCGTGAGGTTGTCGACGAGCGTCGGCGTATCGTAGGTGCTATCGAAGTCCTTCGAGCTGAGCATCACGCACGGGTAGAACCCATCGTCGATCAGTTCTTTGCATGTGGCCAAGAATGATTCCGGCGTGGCGCCTTGTCCGTGACTGTCCGGCCACGAGAGCAATACATGCGTGTAGTCCTTGACTTGCCATTGTCCGCGAATCGCCGCGCGCCAGCCCGTATCGTAGCGATCGTAGAACCACGAGAGCAGCAGCGACGGGTCCGCCGCGCCACCAGGCACGGGAGGCAGCCCCGGAATTCGGATGCCGCACATATTCGCGGCCCAGAATCGCGGGGCAGGCTTAAAAGGGTTAACGGCTCCGCGCTCCAGACCCGTGACGACTTCGCCGCTGTCGCCAATGGTCGCCGGATAGAGGCGCGTCACGAAGCCATACGCCTCGAACGTCATGTCATACGTCGCCGCGCCGAGTGTCGTTTTGCAATCGCCGCAGGCATTCGTCACGGATGACCAGTCGCCCATCGTCGTCGATTTCCCGCTGACGACGGCGCCGCCGATCGGTTTGCCCTCCGGATCTTGCACATGCCACACCACAAAGGCCATTATTTCTCCTTCTGTAAGCGCTCGACATCGGCGTTCAGCTTGAGCAGACGATACTCGATCTCGGTCAGCCGCGTCTGAATAATCTTGTTGTTGTTGGCCTGCCAGACTTCGATGATGGACTGGCGCCGCGCCTCTGTCGTCGCCTTCGCTTCCTTCGCAAGCCCATCCCCGGCCCATACCGTGCGCGCCAATTGCTCCAGCACGACTTCCTCGGCTTTGTCTCGCGCCTCCTGTGCGGCGGCGCGTATTTGCAGCTCGCTTTTCAGCGCCGCCAGCTCCGTGGCATTCTTATAGGTCGCATGCAGGCGCGTGCCCTGATACGTGATTCCGATGGTGAGAATCACGATGACGGTAGTGGCAATCGCTAATCGCACATCGCTCAATCTTTTTTCCGGAAGCATGAATCCCTCTCCGATTGCCCGTGTGCCGCATTGGCACACATTTGGAGGGTGACGACATAGAGGCGTTCGATCGACGCGGCCATTTCCGCATGGACACGTTCAGATTGGAGGAGTCGTTCGTTCGTGATGATGACTTCCGAACGAATGGCCGGCAGGGTTTGCGCGCCGATATACGTCAAGTAGCAGGCAATGGCGGCCATGCCCCCAATTTGGACGAGCGCTTTCGCCCATACCGGCAAACGCGCGGCAATCGCGTCTCCGACGGCGTTGGGGTCAAGCTCTGGGGGCATGTCAGACGATGCGCGCAAGGGTAGCACGAACACCGCGATATGTAGTGGTCGGGTAAGAACTTAGCCACTCCAGGTGGGGGCATTGACAGCGGGAACATACTGGTTCGTCATGTCGAAAGAACACGTCGTCCAAGCCGTGCTGGAACATCTCGCCGCCGATGTGGCTGAGCTGGAACAGGAAGTGGTGATTTACCGGGAGATGAGCCAGATCCTCCTGGCCCAGAATGGCGAACTGCTGCGACATAATGCGGCGCTGCGCCAGCAAATCAACGACCGTCGTGAGGAAATTCGCCGCTACACGGAATCGCAGATGACGCGTGCCTAACGGGCTGCGCTGGACCGAAGAAGAATACGCCGCCTTCCGCCGTCGGATGGATGGCCTGGCGCCTCCGCTGCCCCTGCCCTTGCGGCCCACCAGCCTCCCGTATGACCGCTTCATGGAGCTCTGCGCCGCAGCGAAGCTCCCCATCCCCGCCCGCGAAGTGCTCCTCATCCCGAATCGTGATTTCCGCTTCGATTACGCGTGGCCGTGCCTGAGAGTCGCCGTCGAGCAGCAAGGCTTCCGCGACCACAGCACGCGCAAGGGCCTCCAGCGCGATTATGAAAAGCTGAATCTGGCGCAGGCCGCTGGCTGGAAAGTCTTCCAATTCACGCCGAAGCAGCTCGCCAGCGTCGACACGATTGAGTGGTTACGATTGCAGTTAGGTAGCAATCAGACAGATGAGAAAACGATTGGCTAACGTAGAATGACCACTAAAGCCGGGCGGGGGTGGCCACCCCTCGCTCGACGCGCACCGCTTGCTACTTCAGGCGGTGGCCCGGCCCCTTCACTCAAGTAGGAGTGTCTATGGCTGTTGGTCCCCGTCCGATTCCGTTTCCGCTTGCGTCCATGAAAGGCTTGGACGCCCTCCTCGATGAGCCCATCGAAATGATTGATTGGGTCGTCGCTAATCGTATCCCCGCCGGCAGCGTGAATCTCCTCGTCGCCAAACCGAAAGTCGGCAAAACCACCGCGGCCCGTCACCTCGCCGTCGCCGTGGCCACGGAGGCCATCTGGCTCGGCTCCCAATGTGCCATGGGTGTCGTCTGGTATCTCGGTTTTGAAGGGCGCCAAGCCGACCATCTGGCCCATTTTCGCCAGTTTGATTTAGAACCCGCCGACGCCGCCCGCATTCATTGCTATTTCCAAGCCCCCACGCCCGCCTTTATGAAGGAGCTGGCCGCGCTCGCCAAACAGGACCGGCCCGCCCTCATCATCGTCGACACACTGCAACGCCTCATTCGCGTCAAATCGATGGAGGATTACGCACAAGTCACGCTCGCATTTAACCCCCTCATCGCTATTGCCCGCGAAACCGGCGCCGCCCTCCTCCTCCTGCACCATGCCGGCAAAGCCGCTGACCGTGAAGCTCTCGATAGCGTCTTAGGGTCCACGGCGATTGCCGGCTCCGTGGATAACACCATCATTCTCGCCAAACGCAACGGCTTCCGCACCGTCTCGACGACCCAGCGCGTTGGCCCAGACCTCGATGAATGCGTCCTCCAGCTCTCGGCTACTGGCCGGGTCTCCCTCGGTGGCAGCCGCGTCATTGCGGAACAGCGCATCTTTAGCCAAAAGCTCTACGATGCCTTAGCGAATAGCCCCACGCCCACGCTGTCCCAATTCGATTGGCTTGAACTTGTCGAAGGGCGCCGACAAATGAAGCTCCATGCTATTGCCCGTCTCGTGACTGATGGCTCCGTCATTCGTTATGGCCTCGGCAAAGCCAAAGACCCCTTTTTCTACGCTATTGCCGTGCGCTCATGAGTCTGTTCCGCTGTTCCCTGGTTCCGCTGTTCCCACAATATAGGTCTGTTCCCAGAACTAATGTCTGTTCCCAGCCCTCCGGAACAGACTTTTCCACATTCGCGAATTTCTTAGACTTCTGTTCCTGTTCCCAGTTCCCACATATAGTGGGGAACTGCGGAACTAACTATATATATGAAAGTCGTAAGCGCTCCTTCAACGCCTCATGTCTGTTCCCAGTTCCCACAGCAGCGTATGATGCCGGTTGATTACATTGAAAAAACCAAAAGGCGGCGTTAGGCCAGGCGCGGGACGTAAACCCGGCAGTAAATGGCCCGCGACCCTGGAAAAGGAACGCATCCGCGAGCAGGTGCGGCAATACATCAACGCCCACGTGCAAGACCTCCTGCATGCCCAGGTAGCCAATGCTAAGGGCTTGCAGTATCTGGTCTATCGCGATAAGCAGACGGGTAAATTCGAACGTGTGCGCTCGCTCGAGGATGTCGATCAGGACGCCGAAGTCATCGAGGTCTGGGAGAAAGACCCCAGTGTCCAGGCGTTCACGGATTTACTCAACCGCGCGATTGATCGGCCAAAGGAACAAGTGCAGGAGATTGAGATTCGGGCGGATAATACGACGGCGCTCGATCGCGCGAAGGAGCGATCGTTGCTGAAGTTGAAGCCATGACACTCTATCTGCTCATGCGCCGCGGTGACGAAGCGGATGAGGATTATCCAGCGGGGATCTATTCCACGCTTCAACAAGCTATTGAAGCCTCACTCGCCTTTCACATGGACTGCGATATTTGTCACTTTGAACTCAATGGCTTGCCATGTGTGCCGGAGTGGGTTGCGGCTGGCGCCGCCTTGAAGTCATGAATACCGCCCCTTCCCGCAGCTACGATGACGACCTCGTGGAGTGGTGCGCGTCGCTCTATAGCGATCCCCTAGCCTGGGTGTGCGGCGCGTTCCCCTGGGGCGAGCCAGGCCCGTTGCAGCACTATCGTGAGCCGGACATCTGGCAGTGTGAATTCTTGGAATGGTTAGGACATGAAATCAAAGCCCGCGACTTCAACGGTGTCGATCCAGTTATGCCTATTAGGGCCGCCGTTTCTAGTGGTCACGGTATCGGCAAAGGCGCGTTGACAGGCATGCTCGTGTCGTTCCTCATGTCCACCAGACGCCATGCGAAAGGCGTCATCACGGCGAACACAGGGCCGCAGCTTCAGGACAAGACGTGGCCGAGCATCACGACCTGGGTGAAGCGGGCGATTACGCGGGACTGGTTCGAGTTGAATACGAGCATCCTGTATCGCAAAGGCCATCGGGAAGAGTGGAAGTGCAGCCCGCAGACGTGCGACCCGGACAACAGCGAGAGCTTCGCCGGCCAGCATAACGCGGCGAGCACGAGTTTTTACATCAACGACGAAGACAGCAACGTGCCGGAGATCATCCACGAGGTGCAAGAGGGCGGCTTGACGGATGGGGAGCCGATGCAGTTCTTGTTTGGCAACCCGACGCGCAGGCGTGGGAGCTTTCACGACATCGTGTTTACGGGGAAGGGGCGCGGGTGGAAGACGTGGCAGATCGATGCGCGCACGTGCCAGTTTCCGAATAAGGCGCTGATTGCGGAACAGTTGGAAGACTGGGGCGAGGATAGCGATCGGTTTCGGGTGCGCGTGCGTGGCTTGCCGCCGAATGCGGAGGATGCGCAGTTTATCGATGCCGTGCGCGTGCGAGATGCGCAAAAACGGAAGGTAGAGGTGTTAGATGATGAACCACTCGTCGCCGGTTGCGACCTCGCGTGGGGCGGGAAAGATTCGAACGTCATCAGGTTTCGCCGTGGGCGTGATGCGCGCACCATTCCAGCTATCCGAATCGCAGGCGAGCTCACGCGTGACCCTTCCGTCCTCACAAATCGCCTCAGTGACGTTCTCGCTGGGGTCTACGATGGGCACCGAGTATCCATGCTCTTCCTCGATTCAGCAGGTATCGCCGGGAGTGTGGGGACGCGTCTACGTGAGCTGGGACATACCAATTTGCTTGAAGTGAACTTCGGGGCCGACAGTCCCGACCGCAAATACCGCTACATGCGCGACATGATGTGGGGCCGGATGAAGGACTGGTTGGTCAACGGGGCGATTGACACGTCCCCGCGGCTCGAGAATGACCTGACGGCGCCAGGGTTGCGGGAAGATTTGAAGCAGCGCGTGTGGCTGGAGAGCAAGAAGGAGATGAAGGCGCGGGACGTGCCGAGCCCGGATGAGGGGGACGCACTGGCGCTGACGTTTGCGCAGACGGTGGCGCGGAAGAAGAAAGAGGAGCCGGTGTCGCAGCCGTCGTTTACGGGGTTTAGTCAGTCGTGGATGTCGTAAAAGGTATAGACTAGCGCCACTTCGGGAAGGAAGTGTGTCATGACGAACACAGAGATTGACGAGATTATCGAAGCGATGCGCGACGATGCGGAGCATGATATTGAAGATTTCAAGCGCATCTACACGGCACTCATCACGCTTCGCACGCAACGGGATGACCTCGCCGAGACAGTGGAGGAGCACCGGCGCCAAGCGGACGCGTGGGACGAACCGGAGATGTATGGCTAATGTTCCACCTGCCTGATCTCCCCATTGTCGGCTATAGCACGACGCGCGAGAAGGCGCTGACGGACAACATTCAGGAATTCATTCGGCAGATGGAGCGCGACCGGCCGCGGCTGTTGACGATTGTGTGCGAAGGGCGTGAGCGCTGGCGGCAGGTGGCGGGGGATATTTGGCGCGGCTATCGGATTGGGGAAGAGGATGGCACGCTCAATGCCATATTCGCGTATTTCGAGTTGCTGGCGAGTCCACCACGGGTGCAAGCCAAGCTGTTGCATGCGCCGAAGAACGCGCTGAAGTGGCGAGAGACGATGCGGCAGGCGATGCCAGGGATTGAAGCGGAACGCGAAGCCTTGAAGGGGCTACGGCGATGACGCTGGTCTATGCGATGTGGGCGAGCGTGTTAGCGACGATTTTAGCGGTGGCGATCTGGTTCGTGAAGTGCGACATGCGGGGGAAGTGATGACGCTGACGCGCGGCGAACTGGAATACCTGCTGCTGTTGGCCACGAAGGAGCAGCAGCGCGTCCATGTGCATCAACATGGCGTGCTCCATCCCGTGCTGTTCCCGCATTGCCAGCATCCCGATTGTTTGTTTGTGCACGAGATCGCCGACCTCGTAGCGGGCATTCCGCGCAAGAAGCATCAGTTGATTGAGGTCGCCTAGTGGCGAAGGATCTGATTCGCGAAGCGCGGGAGCGCTGGAACCGGGCGGCGGAAGCCGAAGAGCAGCAGCGCGGGCGCATTGTGCTGGCCAAAAAGTTTCGCGCTGGTGATCAATGGCATGCGGCGATTAAGGCGGCACGCGAAGGGAAGGATCCGGAGCAGGGGAAATCCCCACAGCCAGGGCGACCGTGCCTCGTCGTGGATCGTCTCAGCCAGCCCGTGCGGCAAGTCTCCAACACCATCAAGAACGCCAGTTTCGGGTTTGACGTGCTGCCGGCCGGTGGGAGCAGCGACCAGGACACGGCGGATATCTTCAAGGGCTATCTGCGCTGGATGATGAACAACAGCCGCGGGGAATCCCCGATTGAATGGGCGGCGGACCAGGCGATTGAAGGCGGGATCGGCTGGTTCCGATTGAGAACCGATTACATCAACGAGACGTGGGACGGGGAGCTGACCGAAGAAGCGATGTGGCAGGCGCTCTTCATGGAGCGCATCACGAATAACCTGACGGTCTATTGTGATCCGTCCGCCATGCGGCCGACGCGATCCGATGCGCAATGGATGTTCGTGACGGAGGATATCTCGCGTGATGAATTCGAGCGGTTATATCCGAACGCGGATATTCGAGGGCTCGATGCGTTTATGTCGACGGGGGATATGGGGAAGCGCACGGGCGAATGGGTCAGTGAATCGACGGTCCGGATTGCCGAGTATTACCGCATCGAATACACGAACCGGCATCTGTATCAGTTGCAGGATGGATCGGTGGTTGAAGAGAAGCCCGACGACAAGGCCGACATCAAGGCCGAGCGCGTCATGCGCGTGCCCAGCGTGAAGTGCGACAAGATCAATGCGGTCGAATCGTTACAACAGTTCGAGTGGGTCGGCTCGCGCATCCCGCTGATTCCGGTCCTTGGCGAAGAGTTGAATGTTGATGGGCAAGTGCATCTGCGCGGCGTGATTGAAGAGGGCATGGATGCGCAGCGGATGGTGAATTACACGTATAGCGGCGCGATGGAGATTTTCGCGCTGGCGCCGAAAAATGCGCCGATGGTCGCGGCTGGCGCGGTCGCGAACTATAAGCAGATTTGGCAAACGCGGAACATCATCAATCACGCCTATCTGCCGTTTGACCCGTGGGACCAGGAAGGGAAAGAGTATCCGACGCCGATGCTGGATACGACAGAGCCGCCCATCCAGGCCGCCGTGGAATTGATGCGGGTCAGCGAGGATGCGATTAAGGCGACGACGTCGACGGGTGATGCCAGTCTCGGGAACACGAACCCGAATGAGCGGAGCGGGCGGGCGTTGCAAGCCTTGCAGGCGCAAAGCGACCTCGCCAATAGCAACTATCCAGACAATGTGAAGCGGGCGCTGATTTACGCGGGCGAGCTCGCCGTCGAGATCATCCCGAAGATTACGACGAAGGGGCAGATCATTCACATTCTGGGGATGGATGATGAGCCGGAACAGGTGATGGTCGGCCAGCCGTATCAGGAAGGGCCGAACGGGCAGCCGCAACCCTCACCGCCGAACATCACGCCGGAAATCGCGCAGCTCGAGGGCAGCCTGCACAAGTTTTACGACTTGAACAACGGGCGCTATGCCGTGACGGTGTCGGTCGGGAAGGCGACGGCGACGAAGCGGGAAGAGGGGGCGCAGGCGCTGGGCGAACTGATTCCGCATCTGCCGCCGGAGATGGCCGCCGTGGCCACGCCGGATTACGTGGAGCAGTTGTCGTTCCCTGGCTCGCACAAGATTGCGGAGAAATTGCGGAACGCTTTGCCGCCGCAGTTGCAGGACAAGAACGATCAGCCGCAGATTCCGCCCGCCGTGCAGATGCAGATGCAGCAGATGCAGGCCGAATTGCAGAAGGCGCAGCAATTCATTCAGACGAAGCAGGCCGAGCAGCAGGGCAGTTTGCAAGAGACGCAGATCAAGACGCAGGCCGATATGCAGAAAGCGCAGATGGGCTTTGCGAATGAACTGAAATTGCAGGAGATGAAGAGCGCGACGGCCATTGAGGTGGCGCGCATCTCGGCGGCGAAGGTCATGATGGATCCACAGGCCGAAGCGGCGGAAGAGCGGCTGGCGACGGGGCTGGAGATGGCGCACGATGTTGGCATGGCGGCGATGGAGCATCAGCACGAGTTGGAGCAGGCCGCGCAGCAGCATGACCACGCCTTGACGCAGGGGGCGCAACAGGCGCAGACTGCGCAGCAATCGCAACAGAGCGACCAGCAGCACCAAGCGGAGATGGCGCAGCAGGCGCAAGAGGCCGCGGCAGAAGCGCAGCCGAACGGGAGCGGACAATAATGGCGATGCCGTATTTTAGCGGAGCCACGGCGACGACGACGAGTGATACCGTCTCAATGAATCGCCTGATCATCGAACTACAGAAGCGGAAAGCTGGTCTGATTGCGTATTGCCAGATCAAGCTCGAAGCGGGCGATTGGCATGCCGTGCAGGATGCGGCGTCCGATATCCGCGAGATTGAAGCCAAACTGGAAATCCTGCGAGACGGCAAGTGATAGCCCGTCTGCTCGTGGGGTTGTGTTTTATCGCCTCGCCCGTCAGCGCTCAAATCTTGTGGGATCAGGCGAACGTGCCGAGTGTGGCCGTCGCGCAAGGTTACGCCTATAAGCTCTATATCACGGCCCCAGGTGCGACGACGCCGACGACGTTGACGCTCACCGCCGTGACGTGTGTCGCAGCCACGACGCCGGCCCCCTTCACAGCCAATTGCCAAGCGCCGACCGCGCAAGCGCCTGCTGCGATCGCTCCGGGCGCGTCCTCGCAACTGACGGCGACCGATAGTGTGAATGGCTCGGCTGAAAGCACGAAATCGCTCCCCTTCGTGATGGCCGGTTGTCCCGATCCCACAAATGTGAAAGTGGTCGTCGGGACGTGGGCGCGCACGCTGCCGGTCGGTGGTGTCGGGCAGGTGCTGTTCTCGCTGCTGCAAAGCAAAACGAATGTGACGACGATCAGCGTGCAGTTTAATGGCGTCGAGCAAGGCCGCGTGGATGGCGCGCGATTGAACACCATTGCCGGCTCGTATTTCACGGCCACGGTGCCAGCGGGGACCTATCAACTAACCGTGCAGGCGACGGATGCGGCCGGCTGCACGGATGGCGGGGCGGCGCGGCCGATGACCGTCGTGGTGCAATGAGCACAATTATCGTGGTGATCAAGAAGAAGCGCGTTACCATCGTGTCGCCGAACAAGAAACCCGGCGCCAAGTCGTTGCAGATTGCTAGCGGCCCAATACAGGAGCAGAATCCCATGCCCGTGTCCATGACTACCACGCAAGAAACCACGCTCACCGCCACGCCGCTGCCGAAAGGATCGACTGTCGATGGCGTGCCCGAATGGCAGTTGTCGAATCCGGCGGTCGTATCCATCGCGCCGGATGCGACGGGTCTGACGGCACTCGTTAAGGGCACGGCGATTGGCGCCTGCACCGTGACGGTCATTGCCGATGCGGATCTGACGCCTGGGGTGCGGAACATTCAGGGCACGTTTGACATTACCGTCACTGCGGCGGAAGCGACGTCAATCGAGATTACGGCGTCGGACCCCGTGGCGCAGCCCTGATGTCGTTGATGCCTGAGCCGGCAGAGATTGAACTCTCGCCGCTCATGCGGACGCGGCTGTATATGGAGCTGGGCCCCGGTCTGCGCTGTATTGGACGCAGCGCCGAGGCCGTGCTCGAGGCGCGGGAGGATGTCATGCAATACGAGTTATCGCACCCTGGGGATGGGCACATCCCCGATGCCGAAGGCCCGGAGCAGGATGAGCACGAGGAAGAGCACGACGACGATGCGGATGACGACCTTGATGGGCGGGCTGATGGGGATGTAGGTTTCCACGAGGTAGAGGGCGACGCCGCAGACGATAAGGACGAGCAGTAGTTCAATCATGGCGAGAGGGTAACATGCCGGCGAAGAGTAAAGCTCAACAGCGCTTGATGGCAGCGGCCGAGCATGGGGCGAAATTCCCGATGGCGCAGAAGGTGCGCGGCTCCATGAGCATGTCGCAACTGCATGACTTCGCGGTCGGCAGCATGAAGGGCAAGCCGGCACACGTCGCAAAGGCGAGCGGGCACCCTCACAAAAACCTCGGCAAATTCCTGCACGCCAAGAAGGGCTAAATGGCAGAGACAGAGACGGCGGCACCGGACCCGAACGCGATTACGACGCACGAATCCGCGACCGGGCGCACGCTGAGCGGCATGGGCGTCACATCAGAGGCGCTGGCCGACGTGATGGAGCGGCACGAACCGGAGCCCGTCGAAGCGCCGACTGAAACTCCATCAACGCCTGCCGAGCCCGTCAAACAATCCCGTGGCCAAGCGCGATTTGCTGAACTGACGAAAGCCCGAAAGGAGGCCGAAGCGAAAGCGGCCACCTACGAGCGCGAACTCGCGGAGCTTCGGGCGCAGGTTCAGCCTCCTACGGCACCCACCCCGCCCGCGACCGCCCCGGTTGCGGCTGCGGCCCAGGCGCCGCCTTCACCGTCTGGCCCCGAACGGGGAGATTCGGGGCTCCCTTCGGGGAGCCGTCCGCAGCCGACTGAAGACGAGATCGGCACGAAATATAAAACCTACGCAGAATTCGTGCTAGACTCTGCGCGCTGGGTCGCTGAAGAGCAGCAATCCGGCATCGACGCCCGTATCCGGCAAAGCATCGAAGCGGATCGGGCCTCTCGCGACTTTCTGAACCACGCCGAAAGCACCTGGGCAAAGGGGCGGAAAGTGTATGCAGACTTCGATGCGATGCGCACGACCGGACCCGGCTCGCAAGTGCCGATGGATCACGCGAAGATTCAGGCCATCTTGCAGCATCCGCAGAGTGAGCATGTGCAATACGCGATCGTGAAGGACGGCGCTCTCGCTCAAAAGCTCGCGCAAGCGAATCCGATTGAGTTTGGAATGCTGCTCTCCACGGTGGCCCCGACGAACGGCGCCGCACAGCTGGCCTCGACGCCGACCGCCGGAACGATGACGCCGCCTGCCCCAATTCAGCCAGTGGGGTCCGGTAGCCCAACGACGCCATCCCCGTCTGCCGAAGCTGCCCGCAAGGGTGATTACGCCGCCTACAAAGCGCGGCGGGAGGCCGAACGGAAAGCGCGTCGATAAGAGTAGGGCCGCCCGATGGCGAATACGTTCCTCACCAACGATATCGTAACGTTTGAAGCGCTGGATGTGCTCGAGAACACCGACAAGGTGATGCAGCGCATCAACAGCGAGTATTCCGACCAGTTCGACTTTGGTGGGACCGTCCTCGGCCAGACGTTGAATATCCGCAAGCCACCCCGGTATCTGGGGCGTCTCGGACAGGCCGCCCAGATCGAAGCGATTACTGAGACGTTCGTGCCGCTGACGCTGTCGTATCAGCGCGGCATCGATACGCAGGTGTCGTCTCAGAACCTCGCCCTCGACATCGATAACTACCGCGAACGCGTCCTCAAGCCCCAGATCGTGCGCTTGAACAATCTGATCGACCAAGATGTCTGCAACTTGGCGCAGGGCCTAAATAACTCGGTCGGCACGCCGGGCACGACGCCGACGACGCTCACGACGTATGGGCTCGCCAAGGTGAAGCTGGACAACAACGCCTGCCCGTCAGAAGACCGCTACGCATGGCTCTCGCCCGTCGCGGATTTCACCCTGATGGACAACTTGAAGACGCTGTATAACAGCGGCAAAGCCATCAGCGCGCAGTATGAGTCGGGCAGCATGACGGAATCGGGCACGCTCGGGATGGCCTGGGACATGGATCAGAATATCTATGTGCAGACCGTTGGCGCACTTGGCTCCTCAACGCCTGTGGTCGGCACGGCGCCCGCGAATGGCGCCACGACGATCAGCACGACCGGCTGGACGACTGGCACACTGAACGCGGGCGATACGATTAGCTTCGTGTCGACGACGACGCCGGTCAACCTCGTCAATCCCCAGAACTATCAGAACATGGGATCGCCGATGCAGTTCGTGGTCACGGCGACCACGAGCGATTCGGGCGGCACGATGGTCATTCCCTTCGCGCCGGCGATGTATGGCCCTGGCCAGCAGTTGCAGAACGTGACGAACCTGCCGGCCGTCTCGACAGCCGTGTATGTCTACGACACGCCGGCCGCCTCGTTCTCGACCATTCTCAGCAAGTCAACCCCGTTCAACATGGTGGCGAATAAGAACTTCGGCACGTTGGCGATGGTCGATATGCCGCTGCCTGGCGGAACGGACAGGGCTTACCGAGCCGCGTCGAAGAAGAGCGGCAAGGCGATCCGCTGCATCCGCGATTACGTGGCGACCACGGACCAGTGGATTCAGCGCCTTGACGTGCTATATGGCACGGCGGTGCTGCGGCAAGAGCTGGCATGTAAAGTGTGCGGTTAGAGGCCGAGAGGTCTAGAGAGCACGTGCCCGTGAACCTCAACTTGGAGATACGAACTTGGCCTTAACTGCGACCACGCTCGCGAGTGCGAAAGCAACCAACGATGTCGTCATCAATCTGACCTCCGCGACCGGCGCCTTACCGAAGATGCTGGCGCTGGTTGATGCCGAATGGATGCGGATCACCAGCAACGCGCTGACGCCGGTCCTTGGCGTGGTGCCTGGCTACCTCGGCTCAACGGCGGGGCCGCATGGCATCCTGGCTCAAGTCATCTACGGGAATCAGGCCGACTTCGTCAACGTCGGCGTCGTGCCGAGAGGCGTGGTGACGAGCCAGAGCTTTGGCGTCAGTGGCGCGATTACCGGCCCCGGCGGCGCGGGCACCGTGCCGACGTCTGACGTGGCCTTGATTTACCTGACGAAAGCCGGCGTCGGTGCGATGACCCTCGCGGCGCCGGCAATTGACCAGCAAAATACGCTCGTGTTTATCAGCACGACGGCGCAGGCCCATACGATCACGATGGCGGGCAACGCCGCGGCCACGGACGTGGCGACCTTCGGCGGGGCCGTTGGTAATAGCTGCACGATGAAAGCATCTAACGGCGTCTGGGCCTGCGTGGCACAGAACGGCGTCACGGTGGCCTAATGGCACTCGTATCCACGACGCTCGCCCTCGCCAAAGCGGCCAATGATAAGACGCTGAAGTTGACGTCCGCGACCGGCATCGCGAACAAAATGATCATCCTCTGCGAAGA